GGCCACAAGGGGGACCACATCTGCGCCTACCAGGACGACGACCAGGACTTCTGTCGTTGGAAGAACTGGGCCGACACTCCGAACGCCGGATAGTTGACATCGTATTCAAAGCGTGTCACGTTGGGGGTGGCGCAGTGCGCCCAAGGGCCCGCCCAGTCTCCCCCGTCTGAGGCGGGTCTTGTCATTGCACGAGAAACACGTCATTCTGCCCTAAAATGACGAACGCCCCCACCCTCCCGATCGGGGAGGGTGGGGGCGTTCAATGTCGGGGCGGGCCGGGAGAGGATGCGGCCAGTGCCCACGCCTTGTGGCTGAGTCTACTTCCCGATCACGGGCCGACCCTTGTAGAACGAGAACCTGCGGGGCCGCTTCGGCCGCCACGTGTTGTCCACCAGGTTGCCTCGCAGGCCGTCCCGGCCGTTCCGGTAGGCAGCCATCTGGGCCTTGGCCTCCGGGGATGCGGTCCGGTGCCCGAGCAGGATGCCGTGGGCGTGGTCGTTGCTGCCGTTGGCGCCCCACGCCGGGCCGGTCCTGGCCCACATCGCGAACCCGGCGCGGCGGCCCTGCCGCACAACCTCGGCCCGTTGCGCGGAGTTCAGTCCGGCGAACATGACATCAACCGCGCCACCGCCCAGGTGTGTCGAACCTGACAGCGAACTGTCGGAATACGAGCCCTGCCCGATCCGCAGCTTCGGCCAGCCCTTCCCGGCCCGCAGGTATCGGCGCTCCATCAGCAGGAACGCCGACCTGGTGCGCCGGTCCAGGATGTGGCCACGGAAATGCACCCTGCCGTACGGGTTGAGCCTGCGGCGCCGCGCGATCGCATCACGGGAACGGTCCAGAGATTTCAGCATCAGATCTCCTCAGTAGTCGTCGGCGGGGGTCAGCGGCTGGCCGCCATCGTCACGCGGATCGGCGACCGGGGTTACCTGACCGCGTGCCCACACTGCAGCGGCGATCGGGGCCAGCACTCCGGCCAGCGCGATCAGCGCCTTCTGCTGCTCATCGGTCAGCGGCAGCCCGAACGCCACTGCCACGGCGATCACGGCCATCACCAGCGCCGTCCATGAGGCTTTCGTCAACAACGGCTCACGGGTCATTCGTCCTCCTTCTCGTCGTCCTTGGGCGGTAACGCCCGGTCCAGAATCCGGTCGATGATTTTGAGTGCGACCAGCACAGCGGCGGCGATGATCGCGGACACAACCTGCTCACCCACCGCCACCTCGCCTCATGTCCAGCCGTCCGTCAACCGTGTTCAACAGCACCAGTGACGCGGCGATCCCGGACAGGCTAGCCGAGACCAGCCCGGAAACAGCCGCCGTATCCGGCATCAGGAACTGCGCGGTTGCGACACCGGCCCAGTAGCCTGCGGCCAGGAACAGCCCAGCCCGCTCGCAGCGCAGGGACTCCCGCAGCGCGCCGACGGACAGCAGCACCACCGACGCCACACCGAGTGCGACCAGGAACCAGCCCGCCGGGTCCGGCGCGTTGTAGCCTTCGATCGTGTTCCCGGCCTCGCTCCAGACCGATGACGCCGTCGCGACGAACACGCACAGGGCCAACAGCCTGGCTGCCCGGCCCCGCCACGGCAGCATCCGTCCGGTGGTCGTGGTCATCGGTTCACCTTTCGGCGTATCGTGGTGTGCATGGACGAGAGGGAAGCACTGCTCAAGATCGCCTTTTGGCACCGGCAGATGTTGGACCACGAAGACCGGCTGGTGTGCGCCGAATGCTCCACCGACGCTGAGCCGCGCTGGTATCCGTGCGAAACCCGGCAGGTGTGCGACGCGGTGTTTATCGGGCCGGGCGTGACGCATGGGACCGCCGACCCGTGGCCCGCAGTGCTGCCTGGCGTTCCCACGGCGTAGCCCTACAGGTTGTCGGGGTTGTCGGGGTTGACGATGGCGCTGACCGCAGCGAGGATCGCCGCGTCGGTCACCACCGCCTCATCCTTGCCCGGCGACGGCACGTCGGTGTCCACACCGTAGGCGTAGGCCGCACTGATGTCGTCATCGGCGGCGATGCGCCACATGTGTACGCTCGCGAGGGCTTCGGGCTGCTCCGTGCCGGTGGTCTGCTGCGCGAAACAGGCGGCCACCCGTCGGCGCAGATCGGAGTCCTGCGCGGCGTTTGCGATGTGGTTGTAGGACATGGTTTCTCCCTAGGGGTTGGTGGTTGTGTGTGCGGGCATCAGACTGCCTCTCCCGGAAGACTTGCGGGCCAGGCGTCGCGCGTCGTCCATTGGCTGGTGATCCAGGCGATCGTATTGGCCGCGTCGGCGTTGCCGGTGGCTATCGCCGCATTCCTGGTCAGCACAAGTTCGCCACTTTCGGAGATGCCATTGTGGTGTGCGCCAGGCCCGGCGACGCCACCTGACTGGGTGCGGATTGGGAAGGTCTGGGCGCGCGCATTAAGCGTGCGGAAGCCTGTAGGCACTGCTGACGTGAGCGCCGCGACCGCACTCCAGGCAGCCGCCGACTCAATGCGCCCGGCCAGGAATACGGTGGTTCCTGTGCGGCGGAGCGCTGGTTTGATGGTGGCGCTGGGTGTCCATATGGCCGTGTTGAACAGTGACGAGATGTCCCGCCACCCCGTATCCGCGTCAGCCCCGGCAACCCACCCGGTCGAGCCTGTGCCCGTGGCCTTCACCCACTTGATCCAGCCCTTCACGTCGGTGATGGAGTCGGTTTGCAGCCACGTCGAGCCGGGGGCGGCGGTGATCACACCTTCGGGGGTGCCGGTGCCGGAAAGGTGCACCGCGCCGTTGGTGGCGATGTGGGAGCCGCCGACGATCGGGGTGCCGGGCATCGCCCACTGGCCTCCGGCGCCTTTCCACAGACCCCACTGGTCCGCGTAGACCGTGGACACTCCCGCCGTCGTCGTCGTTTGGTAGATGTACGCGGAGACGGCGGCGGTACTCGCCGGAGCCACGCCAGTGATTTGCACAGTGCGCCACCCCCCGCCGGTGTACGCCTTGCTCGCCTGTCCGATCCACGTCCCGCCGCTGTCGTAGAACGCCAGAATCAACTCGGACGCGGCGGCGTCTGTCGCGGCGGTCGTGACCTCCGCGGTGTACGTTTGCCCTACTGTCGCCGTCACGGTAGACCCCGGCAGTCCAAACGTCATGCCAGCGTTGCCAGTGGCAACTGCCTTGACCGAACGGGTTCCGCTGTACGGTGTCAGATCGGACGTGATCGTGGCTGCGCTGTATACGGTGAACCCGGTGGTGTCCCCGAGGGTGTCCGTGCCGCTGGCCTGGTTGTCGGTGAGCAGGTTGCCCTGCGTGCCGAACGCCGCGAACGTGGATGCGGCCACGTCGGTGCTGGTGATCGTGCCGTCGGCGATCTTCGCGGACGTGACGGCGGAGTCCTGGATCGCGGCGGTGTTCACACCGTTCGCCCCGGCGCTGGGGAGCGTCAGGTTCAGCACCGGCGCCTCCGACGTGCCGGTCAGCGACGCCGCAGCAGTGCCCGTGCCGACCGTGCCGATGGACATGACCGGCGGGTCGCCGGTGATGTCGGTGGGCCGTATCGCCACCCGCGACCCCTGACCGGAGTCGGCCCAGTGCACGGTCTTGTCGTTGTTCGGGCCGTAGTAGACGACCGACCCGTCGGACGCGGACGTGACCGTGGTCGTGGCGACGGAGTTCACGTCGAGCAGGTCGGTGATCTGGGTGCCGCCGGTGCGCGCCGTCCACAGGGTCAGCACAGCGCCGGGGATGACCCGGCCGCCACTGGTGATGGTGAAGTCGGCGCTGGTCGCGCCGTACATGTTGCGGGCCACGGGGGTGCTCCTTCAGTGGTGGTGGGGTCAGGTACGGGTCAGCAGGGTGGCGGCGAACTGGGCGTTACCGACATTCGTGCCGCCTGTGGCAAAGACGGTGACATCGAACGTGTCCCCGGCGGCGGCCAGGTGCAGTCCTGCCAGCGTCAGCGTCGAGGCCGTGACCGGCAGGTAGGCCACATTCGCCGTGGGGGACACACCCCGGATCTGCGCCGTGTGCATGTAGTTGTCGCCCCCGGCGACACTGATCCGCGCCGTGAACAGCCACAGCCCGCTGGTCGGGACGGTCAGCACCCCGGTGCCCGCGTTGAGCATCGACTGGGCGTCGGTATCGGCGGTGTAGGTGAGCGTCGTCGTGGTGGCTGCCGGGATTGTCTGATTGGTGGTTCGCACCCCGACGGCGAAGATGTGGCTGTCGACGAGGTCGACGAACGTACTCCCGTCGGACATCTGGTAGCGGTTCGTCGTCGTGTTGTACACGAGCAGGCCAGCAGGCTTCTGCGGCGACGTCAGCGCACTGATCTGCGCGCCGGTCAGCCGCTTGGCCAGCGACCCCGCCTCAAGCGCGGTGACGACCTTCCCGATGTCCTCGGGGACATTGTTGGCCTCGGCGCTGTCGGGCACCTCGATGCCGTGGATCGTGCTGGTCGTGTAGCCCATCTGTCAGACCTCCTGCGAGAGTGTGCCGTAGGACTTGCCGGTGGCGGTCATGGTGCCGTAGGTGGCGTAGTCGGCGGCCAGGTTCGCGTACGACTGGCCTGCCGCGTTCGTGACGATGGTGGCTTCCATCCACGCCGGGATCTCCGCGCGGATCGCCGCCTCGGTCGCGGTCGGGTCCGGTGTCTGCGACGCGAACGTCGTCACCGAGATGGCGTCGGGGTCGCCGCCGTAGTTCGTGACGATCTCGACGTTCTTCGCGCCGGTCAGCGTCTCCGCGACGCGGGTACGGATCGCCGCGACCGTGCCGCGGTAGCGCCAGTCGGCGTCACCGATCACGGCACGTTTGCGAGCATCGGAGGCCACCGTGGAAATGTCGATCCCGGACATGGCTGCCAGCCACGGGATGCGGTCGAACGGCGTCGTGAACGGGTCGGCGGTGGTTGCCGGGTCGGTGAGCACATCGACCACGCCCACGACGGGGGCGGCCAGCGAGTCGAGCAGCGCCCGCAGCGTGCCGTCGTCGGCGTCCTTGACGTACTGCGGCAGGTAGTCCCACGCGAACTCGCCCAGCGACGACGGCACGATCACCGGCGTCGGGACGACAGGGGCGACGATGATCGGCATCAGACGCTCACCGTGATGGTGCCGTACTTCGCCACAGCGTTAGCGGCGATCGTGACGGTGCCCGACGGTGCGCTCATCGCGCTGATGTAGTCCACGGCGGCCGTGTCGGTGATCGCGGCCTGCAGCGCGCCGGCGATCACGTCGTCGCCGATCGTCCACGTCTCAGGGTTCAGGAACGTGCGGATGGCGTCTTCGGTGGCGGTCTGCGCCTCGGCGGCGCTGTAGCCGGGCGCGGGCACGACAGTGGTGGTCACGTTCACCGTGGTCACCGCAGCATCGGTGACATGCACGGTGGCGCCGGCGTAGGTGATCGCCTGCATCGCCGCGGCCAGGTCCGTCTTGTCGCCTGCGCTCAGCGTGCCGCCGCGTCCGTAGGTCACGACGGTCACGTCACCGGCGTCGGTGCCGATGGTGCCGGTCGATACGCCATCCCATGTGGGGATGCACAAGGCGTTGACGGCGCGGCCGTCCTCGAGGACGTAGGCCGTGAAGTGATCGGCGACGACGAGCGAGTTGGTGACGCGAGCGAGGCGGTTGCGCACCCGCTCGATGTAGGCGACATCGTCCTCGGGGTCGGCGCCGCCGCTGAACGCGCCCGTCACGGCGACGCTGAGCACATTGGGGATCACGTCGAGCACGTCCAGGGCAGCACCTGCGCCGACGCCGTTGACCAGCGTCGTGGCCTCGGTGGTGAACACGTCCAGCACGGCGGTGCTGCTGGCGGTCACCGACACGTCGGCGGCGGTGGCGACCTCGATGCCGTAGTCGGTCAGCGCGAAACCCGTGCCCGCCGGGATCGTGGTGGTCACAGCGGAGTCGAACGTGACCGTGATCTGACCGCCCGCGGCCGAACCGGGTCGGCGAGCCACCTGGTAGAAGTTGGACAGAATGTCCTCTTCGACGGCGGCGATGGTCTGGTTGCCCGCGTTGACGATGTCCGCGACGGCCAGCGACACAGCCTCGATGTAGATCAGCTCGGGGCTGGCGTTGCGCGGCAGCCAGTCGGGAAGCGCGGCCTGCAACGCCGACACCGCCGCAGCAGCCAGTTCCTCGGGGTACCGCTCATCCAGCGGTGCGCCGACCGCGCTGACGTCGAACATCAGATCTCTTCTCCCTGGTCGTCCCACGCCACTGTCACGGCCACCTGCTGCTGGTCCTCGACCTGGCGAATCGTCACGTCCACGACCCGCAGATCCGGCTCGCACAAGTCCACGGCCGCCATCACTTCAGCGGTCGACGTGCCGACCGCGACCGGGTCGAAGATGCCGAAGTCGGGGGCCAGCGGCCGCTCGGACAGGGATGTGCTGACGATGCCGATCGCGAGCTGCTGGGCCTGTTGCAGTCTGCCCTGCTCGACGGTGGCGAACGCGCCGTCGTTGTCCAGGCGCAGCGGGTGGGCGAAGACGCGCACTAGGTGGCTCCTAACTCAGCGCCGTCCACGCACCGGCGGCGCGAACGTACAGCGTGGTGGATGCGGTGCCGTCGGTACGCAGGTAGATGCTGCCGTTCGGCGGGGTGTGCGACGGGGCGCCGGTGCCGGACGTGATCGTCGGGCCGCTGCTGCCCATCTCGATGCCTTCGCCTGGTACGGCGACCGTGATCTTGCCCGCATCACTGACGAATATCCGCATCAACGACGACGAGTTTCGGATGTTCCAGCCCGCTGACCCGTAGTTCATGTACATGACGTTGTCGGACCAGCGCGGCCACAGGAACTGTTCGTAGGTGCCGCTGCTGTTCTTCGCCGCGATGCTGGACGCATTGTCGAACCGCATCACGGGGGTTAGCGATCCGGTGACCGTTACTACGCCGTCATCGCCTACCGTGGCGCTACTCGTCGTGGTGGTGAGCCTGCCAACAACCACCAACTCCGGTGACGCCTCGTCGCCGACGTTGACGCACAGCACCATGTCGGCCACGGCGTAGTTCGCCACCACCGCCTGGCACGGACCCAACGTCCCGTATTCGGCGGTCTGCACGTACACGCCGCTGGCGTCCACCGCCGTGACTTTGCCGCGCATCATGGCGAGTACCACCCCAGCAGCGTGCCGAACGAACGCTCACACGCATCGGCCGGTGCGATCGACCATTTGCCGACGACGTAGTTGCCGTTCTCGTCCATGTCCGTGCCAAGCACCTTCCCGCCACCGAGATACACGGTCGCGTGACCGACGCGGCTGTTGCGGTACAGCAGCACCGCACCCGGTACCGGTTTGCGGTTGGCGTGGCGCTTCGACGTCGGCAGCATCGTCCACAGCACATGCGGGTTGGCGCCGATGTGCGGGTAGCCGGCGATCTCTTGGGCGTACCACAGGCACCCGTTGTAGATGGTGTGGCCCAGCCCGCCGCGGTTGTTGCGGTAGATGCTGAGGATCGTGGCGACGCTGCGAGCGCCCCACGACGACGGCCGCGGCGCGTCGGAGTAGGACGAGCCGAGCGCCGGTTCGAGGTCGCCGTCGGACGTGTTTCCCGTGCCGGTGTCGGTGGTGCCCTGCGACGCCTTCTTCGGGCTGGACTTCAACGGCCGTTGCAGGTCGATGGATACGCTGCCCGACACCTCGTCGAAGCCGACGCCGGACACTAGCCAGTCGCCGTTGTCGGCGTCGTCGGCCTTCAGCACGTTGACCAGATGCCACGGCCGCACCAGCGACCCACGCCGGGACTCCACCACCAGTTGCGCCTCGGCGGCGTTGGCCCGGTCGTCCAGGCTCGAACGGCTGGAGAAGTCCAGCGGGACCAGCGCGTTGCCGGTGTCCGCCTGCGGCAGTTTGTCGTCCAGTCGGACGTTCCACGACGGCAGCCCCGGCCCGCCCTTCAGCGCCCACCACGGTGTCCCGACGTAGATGACGCCATCCACCTCGACCCACTCAACGCCGGTGTCGCTGGCGATGGACGCGATAACGTCGAGCACGTTCTGGTTGCGTTTCTGCACGATACGCATCCGGCCCGCACCCGGCTCCACGACCGCCCGGCCGCCGGCCTTCTTCACCTGCGCGGTGATCCACGCCTGCGGCGTCGACTTCTCCGCGGACTTCGGGCCGGTCATGTTCCGCAGACGTCGGGACAGCCGTGACCGGGCGGTGAACGTCAACCAGATGTCGTCGCCCTTGTATGAGCGTTCGACGGCGGCGACCTGCCACACGTCACCCTCGTAGGTCAGCGTGGTGCCTTCGCGCAGCAGCCCGCGCCGTGACAGTTTCCGGTCCCGGTCGACCGCGTCGAACGTGAACTCGGGCACGGCGCCGACGCGGTAGTCGAACGTGGCCACGCCGATCGCGTCGGTGATGTCGGCCAGCCACAGGCCGGAGGCGAGTTTCACGCCGTCCACGATGCGGGCCATGCCCGTCTCGGTGCCGCGTGCGACCGTCACCGTCGCCTCGCCATGTTCTTGCCGCGACCTTTGATGCGCTTGATCAGGCCCACCTTGACCTGCGCGTCGGATGCCCGCTTCAACGTCAGCGACACGTCAGCCACCGACGGTTTGCCGTTGGCGGCGAACTCCAGCACCGTGACTGACGCCGACTCGATGCGGAACAGGCCTTCGGTCTGGTCGGCCAGAAGCAGCTGCACCGGGGTCTTGGACCGGGCGATCGTCTCCAGGTCGTTGAGATGCCCGGCCACCGGCGTGCGGTAGTCGCTGTGCCGCAGCGTGTAGCCGATGCTGTAGTCGTCGGGGGTCAGTGACGTCGGCACGGCCAGCGGACGTTTGTCGGCGCGCTCCAACTCGGAGACGTTGCGCACGCTCAACGTGCGGGACACATCGGTCGGCCACCACGGCAGATCCAGGTATATCTTCAGCGGCACGCAGCGCAGTTGCGCCTGCCCGGCCATCAGCGGCGCTCCCGTCGAATGCGCTCCTCGCGGCGCATCAACGCCGTCAGTTCCCTCTCGGCGTCGTAGCGGTCGTGAACATGCAACTCACCTATCTGTACGCCGGGCGCGGAGATCGTCGCCGTAGCGCCGCCCTGTGCGCCCTGAGCGGCCATGTAAGAGCCGACCAGCATGCTCGGGATGACCACGCCGGACGTGTGGAAGTCGCGCACCTCCGGCCCGCCCTGACCCACCATCCGCGGGTTGCCGACGTTCGGGACGAACAACTCTGGTCCGATCTCACCGACCAGCGCCGTCTGCCCGGCCATCACCGGCCCACCGGCGAACAGGATCAGATCCAGGCCGGGAATCATCGACTTCAGCCAGTCCTTGACCTGCTGGGTTTTCTCACTCAACCCGCTGGTCAGGCTGTCCCAGATGCCGGTCAGTTTGTCCTTGATGGACTGCACGAAGCCGACGATCTTGTCCTTCGCGGTGCGGATCGCGCCGGTGATGTTGCCCCAGACGTCCTTGGCCTTCTTCCACATGCCGGTGAACCAGCGGCCGACGTTCATCGCCCACCGGCCGATCGTGGGACCGGCGACATCGACCAGCCATCGGACGAGTTTCGCCAGCAGTTTGAACAGGAAGCCGACCACCCGGTAACTGATGGTGAGCCAGCGCCACAGGATGTTCTTGAACACCCAGCCGATGCCCTTCAGTACCGACTGGATCTGCGGCCAGTTGCGCTCGAACATGTCCACGAAGTCCTTGAGGTACGGCTTCATGGCCTTGAACGCCTTGGGCATTTCCTCGGCCGCCCATTTCAGCAGTTGCTTGATGCCCTTGCCCGACTTGCCTTTGAACAGGTTGCCCAGTTCGGTGCGCAGCGTGTCCGTGAACGTCGACCAGCGACCACCGAGGGTCTTGGCCTGCTTCTCCATCACACCGCCGTAGGTCTTGTCCAGACCCTTGAACAGTTTGTCCATGCCGCCCTGATCGAACAGGGTCGCGGCGCCGCCCTGCGACGAGGCCATCTCCATCAGTTCCTTGGTGGACATGCCCATCTGCTTGGCGAGGATCTTCCAGGCGGGGATGCCGGCCTCGGTGAGCTGCATCATCTCTTCGCCGGTGATCTTCTGCTTGGCCTGCATCTGGCCGAGCGCGCGGGTGATCTGGTCGATGCCCTCCGCGCCGGTGCCGGTGCCTGCGGCGACGTCGCCAATGACGAGCAGTTTCTCCTTGGTCTCGTCGAGCGTGAACCCGAAGCCGAGTAGTTTCTGGGTGGCCCCGGCGAGGTCGGCCATGCCGAACGGTGTCTCGTTGGCGGCCTGGACGATCCACTTCATCGTCTCGGCGGCCTTCTTCTTCGTGCCGAGCAGTTGCTCCAGCGCGATCTGCTGGTTCTCGATCTGCGCGCGCTGGGTCAGCCCGAGCGCGGCACCACCGGCCAGCGCGGCCGCACCGGCGAGCACGCCGGTGCGGGCCATCCCCGCCAACGCCTGAAACGCTGCGGAACTTCGCAGCGCCGTCATCTTCGCCTGCACCGATGCCAGCGCCGCCGACCATTTCGTGCGGAACCAGAACGCGCCGTTGTCCAACCGTTCCAGCGCCCGCCGCAGCCAACCAGTGCGGCTCTCAGTGATCTTCAGCTTTGCAGTGACATAGTCGAACGAGCGGGTCAGGTTCATCGCCGCAGTACGACCTGCGGTGGTGAGTTTCTTGTATTCGAGGTTGTTCTTCTTTTGCTGCTCTTGCAGGTCTTTCATCTTGTCCTGCACGCGCGTCAGCGCGATGCGGGTTTTTTCGTACTCGTCCTGCAAGCCCTGCTCGCCGGACTCCATCCGGCGTTGTAGATCGTTGGCGGTGCGCCCCAGCTGCTTGAGTTCGGCGCGGGTGCCCTTCAGTTTGTCGGACAGTTCATCTTTCAGCCCGAGCACAATTTGGAGGCGGTCACCGGCACTAGCCATGGTCGGCCTCCTTGCGTGATTGACGTAGTCGTTTGTCTGCCAGGTCGAGGATCGCCAGCAGCACCGGCAGATCCTCCTCGGGCCGGTCCAGGAAACCCATCGGGTCGACCTGGAACATCAGCCCCCAACTGACCGCGGCCTGCACGGTCCTGTCGTCGTGCAGGCTCAGATAGGGTCTTCGTCGTCCGCACCGAACCCGGCCTCGGCCATCAGGTCCGACGCGACGAACAGGATGTCCCCGTCGGAGCCGATCAGCTCGATGACCGCCGACTTCGCGTCGGACACACCCAACTCTGGCCACAGTTCGGGGTCGCGGAACCCGACCGGGTCGCCGTCGACCTCCACCAGTTCACCGGAGATGCGGATCTCGCGGGTCTGCGCGGCGACCAGGGCGCGGGCGAAATGTGTCGCCCGCGCCTGGCCCTTGTCGAACTTCTTCGCCTCGGACTGCATGCGTTCCACGACGGCCATGTCGGTCGGCACGTCGCAGACGAGATCCAGTTCCAGTTCAGGAAGGGTGATGGTTACCTGCCGCTCTCGGCGAGCAGCGGCCCGCGCACGGGCCTGCTCCAGTAGTGAGGCCATGTCAGGAACCCACAGCCCACTCGATGACCAACTTTGCGGCCTCTTCACCGTTGGCGTCGGCGGCCGGCAGCGTCGACTTGGCCACGCTGCACCCGAAGTACTCCACAGCCTTGCCGATTGGCACGCCCGCGTTGTCGATGGCCTGCACGCGGATCGTGGTGCCCTCGAACCGCTCCAGGTTCTTCAGTGCGATCAGCAGGTCGGCGTGCGCCACCGGGTCGACGAACGCCTCCAGCGTGATGTTGTCGTACTCGTAGTCCGCGGCCAGCACCTCCTTGGCGGCGCCGGCGGTGCGGCGCAGTTTGGTGATGCTGTGCGTAAGGTCGCCGCCGGACATCTTGTCCCACTCCACGGAGCCGAGCAGCGCGGAACTGCCGACGACCGTGACCTTGTTCTTGTGCTGCGTGAGAAGTGCCACCGTGATCTCCTTAGATGCTCTGGTCGGCGGATGCCGCGTTGATGGTGAGGTCGACGAAGCCGATCTCCTCGGCGAACTTCAGCGAGACGACCGCGCTGATCCGGTTGTCGGACGGGTCCGCACCGTTGGACACGGCGACCTTGTAGCCGACACCGTCGCCACCGACCAGATACGGCTTGTAGGCGGTTTCGATGACGCCCTTGATGGCGCTGGCAGCGTCGGCAAGAACCGATGGGGTGGCGGGTCGTCCGATGAACTGGTCGAGCAGCCGTGCCGCGTCGTCGGCGATCGCGTTGACCATGTCGCGGAAGATCGCCTCGGCGAGTTTCGCGTTGGCGCCGACACCCTCGGCGGTGGCCCACACGTCCAGCCCGACCGCGGTCGGCAGGCTGCGGATCGTCGCCACACCGGCCGCCAGCAGCGACGTGTGCGTGGTGTCGTCAACCTCGGTCAGCGGCAGCACACCGGCCGACGCGACCAACTGGTGCGCGGAACGGCGAAGCGGCGAGTCGCCGACGCCGTAGGTGCGCTGGGTGACCGCCCGCAGACCGGCGGCGAAACCGACGCCGTCGATGGTCTTGCGCCCGCCCGTGCCGTCCGGCACCGTCACCCACGGATAGACGTAGGTGGCGGCCTGCTTGTAGGCAGCGGTGATGCTGCCCTGCGCGCTGATCACCGTCGCGCTGGAGTCGGTCTGCCCTGGGGTGAGCAGCGCGAGACGCCGGTTGCTGGCAGCGTGGGCGGCGAGCGCTGACGCGGCACCGTTCACGCCGGGTGCGGCGATGCAGCCCGGCCCGACCGCCGGGGTGACCTTGCCGAGAACCGTTGTCCAGTTCACGTTGGCGTAGTCGTCGGTGCCGGACGCGAGGTTCGTCGCTGCGACGTTGCCCGCCGGCAACGACGACACGGTCACCGTCACGTCGGGGTCGACGCTGGCAGCGGCCTGCAACTGTGCCGCAGTGCCACCAGAACCGGCACTGTACGTCACGGTGCGGCTTCCCTTGACCAGGGTCAGGGTCACCGTCGCGGACGTGTAGGCAGCCGTCCAGGCGTTGTAGTAGGCGCCCGGCCAGCGGCTCGTCACGACGATCTTCGACGAGTCGAGGCCGATCGTCGCGTTGACCGGGGTGGCGCCGAACGCGCGCTGCACCACCAGCTCGCCGCCGCCGCACGCGAAGAACGTCTCCGCGGCGTCGTACATGTTGGTGCCGCCGGAGCGGGCACCGAAGGTGTTGAGGTAGTCGCGCAGGTTGCGGACCACCCGCGGCGCGTCGGTCGGGCCGAACTGGGTCTGGCCGCAGGCGATGAACCGTGCGACACGCGGGCCTGCCGGGGATTGGAGTCCGGCGACAGTGCCCGTCGTTACTGTGATGCGATCAGCCATTGTCGGCCGCCTCCTTCTTGGTGGGCTTCTTCACCGGCGCGGGTGCCGGTTCGGGTTGGGGTTCGGGCGTGCCGGGCACGCTCACGCTGACGCGGCTCACACGCGCTCCTTCGGTTGTGGTGGGTCAGGGAATGTCTTGGGATGCGTCGTAGCCCGACGCGGTCAGGTCGACGTCGTCGACGTCCTCCGGCGGATCCAGGTCGACCAGCGTCTCCAGCACCGACGCGCGGAACTTCAACGTGCCGGCGGCCAGCGGAACCCCGGCGCGCGTCTCCGCAGCCGCACCCGTCGCCTCAGGCCGTTTCCGTGGGCTGATGTCGATGTCCTCGGTCAACCCGGCGGCGCTGTAGATGCACTCGCGCACCGCCAACAAGACCCGGTCGCGGTCCTTGCTCGCCGCCTCCGCGTCGCCGTGGACCCGGTGGTCGCAGGCCACGATCACCTCGATGTCGTAGACGATCCGCCAGGTGCCGTCGGCGGTGCGGGTGTCGTCCTCGGAGTCCGTCGACCGGACGATGATCGCCGGGAAGTCGTTGATGTCCTGCAACCCGTCGGCGAGTAGGAACTTCAGGTCCGCCACGCTCGGCGAGGTCAGGCTGTTCGCGGTCAGGTGTGCGGTCAGCCGCGCCGGGACGGTGGTTTCCAGGTGGGTGCGGATCGCCTCGCGGATGTACTCGTGGCCGCGCATCAGTCGATCGCCTTGCCCATGTGTTTGCGCACCACATCCAGCCAGTCGCGCTTCTCCGCGGCGCGTAGCGGCGGAACCATCGGCCGCGCCGGCATCCGTGTGGTGCCGACGGCGTGCAGGATGGCCACGTTGAATACCCGCCGGTCGTACTTCGCGGCACCGAACGCGGCGCCCCGCTTGGTCTTCCAGATGGCGCGCTGACGGGTCAACCCGTCGCGCATGATGCCGGTTTGCACCAGCGGTGAGACGCCCTCCTTGATGGTGGACGGTGCGCGCGGCGCCCACTTGCCCCAGCCGTTGCTGCTGAACACGGAATCCTCACGGTCGGCGAACTTCGCGGCCAGCGTGTTGAACGTCGGACTGATGTCCTGCGCGGCGTCGCTGACGTCGTCGAACCGCCGCTCGATCGCGTCCATGCCGATGACCGCTTTGCCGTCCATCAGGCGAACCCCGGCGCGTAGCGGATCTGCACGCTGGTCAGCGTGCGACGGTCAGCCTCACCCATGATCCGCGACAGCATCTGCGGGCTGGCCGTGTAGGACAGACCTTCCGGCCCGGCATACTGCGCCCGGTCCTCAGGGTTGGTGAACCACTGCGCCGCGATGCGCAGCGCAATGCCCTTGACAATCAGCAGGTCGTTGGCGGCGATGTCGTACTCGTCGCCGGTGACGTCGAACCCGACCACATCCCACACCAGCGCCGTGGCGAAGTCCACCGCGGCCTGCGCGGCCGGGTCGTCCTTCGTGGCGATGGTGCGGTGCAGGTGGGTCTCCAGGTCGGTGACCGTGACGAGTCCACCTTCAACCGGCAGTGGCATCGGTCAGCCTTCCGTCGTGGTGGGATTCTTCGCGGTGCGCTTCTTCGGCGCCACGTCGAAGCGCGCCAGTTCGGCGTCGACCTCAGCCGCGCGTTCCTTGTCGCCCACGCGCAGATAGCCGTCCCGTTCGGCCTTCAGCCCGGCGACGTACTGCGCACGCTTGGCGGATGCTTGATCGCTCACGCTTGGCTCCTTCGAGATCAGGGGGTGGTGTCCTGGCCGCGCCGCGCCGAAAGTCGCAGCGCGGCCAGGACTTCAGTCATCCGACTAGAACGTCGGCGTGACCAGGCCGGTCCCGCTCACCGCGCGGGCGTGAGAGATCCGGCTGAACGTGTACGCCACGAAGCCGTAGACCACGATGTCGATCGCGTTCGTCTTCATCGACGGACCCGTGTCGGTGCGGATCATCATCGGCGCGTTCGGGTCTTCCCACAGGTGGCACTCGGCCAGGGACACGACGTAGATCTCGTCCTGGTTGGTGCCCGCACCGAGGTTCGTGGCGATGTTGTTGTCCACGATCACCGGGGCGCCGGAGGGAAGCACGCCGCGCACACCCGAGCCGTAGCCCGAGTCGTTGGCGACACCGCCAGCACTGAAGTTCAAGCCGAACGACTGCTGTGCGATCAGCGGGAACGTGCTGGACAGTTGCGACTGCACCCACGCCCAGCGGCGGGAGTGCATCACGACCGCGGTCGCGTTGGGATCCTGGTCGAGCAGTGCAGCCTCGACCTCGCCGATGCCCTGGAGCAGCTTCGGGTAGAGAAGTGCGGCGGTCGGTGAACCGGACGTGAACGTCACGGCGGTGGCCACAGCGCTCAGCCCAGTGGTGCCCTGGTTGATCAGCGTCGAGTCCAGCGTGGTTGCGTAGCTGCTGAACAGATCCTGCATCACAACGTCGTCGACGCCAGTGCCACGGGAAACCGCCTTGCGGGACAGCGACTGCGCCCCGGCGATCTCCTGCACGCTGATGTCGAGTGCGGTGTCGTCGATGTTCGTCTCGGACACCGCCGACGTCTCATCGGAACGGACCGCCGTGGTGGTGGCGGTGGTGATCTTCGAGATGGTGACGGTGTTGCCCGCGGCCGGCAGCGGGTGCTGGCGGCAGGCATCGGCGAACGGACGGGACGCCTTGGCCTTCGGCGCGTACAGGTCGGTCAGGTACTGCGGGACGACCAGACCGGCGAAGTTCGCAGACGGGGTGTTGGCGCGCAACTGGTCGCCGCGCTCCACGATCTCCTCGTCCATGTGACGGCCGAGACGCTGCTGGGCGCCGTAGTCGTTGCCCACCCGTGCCGACAGGACGTCGGCCAGGAACGCCGACCCGCGGGGGTCGTTGCCGGGGTTGTAGGTGCGCTGCTCGGCACCGACGCGGGCCACCTGGTCGTAGGCGCGGGACTTCACGCCGGTGTCCTCGACCTGTGCCTGAAGCGCGGCGATCTCGGCGTCGCGGGCGATCTCCGCACGCATCGCGTCGACCTCGGCGGACAGGTCGTCCACCTTGGCGTCGGCGGCGTCGCGCAGCGCGACCTGGCTGGTGACCATGTCGCGGGTGATGCTGTCGTCGCCGGACTCCAACTTCTCGCGCAGCGCGAGCAGTTCGTCCTGCGCGGCCTTGCGCTCGGCGATGGCGTCGCGAAGCCGCGTCTGCGAATTCGCGAGCAGTTGCTCAGGTGTCAACATGAGCATTCTCCTTCTGGTGTGAGTGAGTGTTTCCTTGTTCTCCGAACCGACTGCGTCCGTGCGTGCGCCCGTGGCAGGCAGGGAGGTCAGCGGATGGAAGCGTGGGTGCTGATCGCTGCGTCGAGCAGCGCCAGCAGCGGTGTGCCGGCGGACTTCTTCACCAGCGACGCCGACGTGTGCGGGTTCGCGCCCCAGCCGACGATCGACACGTCACCGCGGTGGATGTCGACCTCGTGGATGCGGTACTCGGTGTAGTCCGGCGACCACGAGCCGGACACGATGCGGAACGCGAACGACATCTCGTCGATCAGACCGGAGCGCAGTTTCGGCGCGATGTAGGCCACGTCGGCGTCGGCCGGGTCGAGATCCGCATCGACGGCCAACTCGTCGCCGACGGCGGCCAGCCGCAGACTGCCGTTCGTGGTGCGCGCCACCCGCCGCATCTGGTCGTGGCCGAGCACCAGCGGCACATCCAGGCCGTCGGCACGCAGCGTGTTGTCGAACGCCGCGGAGTCCACGATCTCGGTGTACTCGCCGAACATGTCGAACATCGGGTACGGGCGTTCCATCACCGACGCGGCGCCCTGGAACCGCAGCGTCGGCGCGTCGTCGACCTCGCGCAGCGTCAGACTGGCGGGGCTGAGCACGCCGGAACGTGACTGCGGGTGTTCGGCGTTGCGGCGTTGCGCCGGGCGGTCATTGCGGTGGTTGAGCGCGTCGGCTCGCCGCGCCGCGGCACGATCCAACTCGTTCACAGGTTCACTCCTTGCGTGGTGGTGGCAGAACGCGTCGGGAACAGCCGTGCGAACTCGGCCTCCTGGTCGTTGGTCAGCGGCGGACGGTTGTCCAGCGCACGGGCCTCGGAAACGGTCAAACGGCGGTTGGTGATCGCGGCGTCCATCATCTGCGCGCGCGACGCCGGGTCCATCCGCAGGAAAGCGTCGGTGTTGAACTTGACGACCTGGCCGCGCGGCACCAGCCGCGCCGTGAACGTCCGCTCACGGCGGGTGAAGACCGGACCCAGGTTCAGGATCAGCAGCTGCAAATTTCGCTGGGTCACATTCGCGTATGTGATCGAACCCGACGCCGACTCGACATCCACCATGTCGCCGGGAACGCCGTAGAATCGGCAGATGTCCGGCGCCGACAGTTTCATCATCGCGTCGAACGCCGACTCGGATGCCTTCGCGCCGAGCATCTGGTAGTCCCAGTCCTGGCCGGTCACGAACACGTCGCCGGTTGCCACACTGTCCTTGAACTTCGTCTTCACGGCGGTGGCCTGATCGGCGGTGAGCGTCTTCGCGGTGTTCTTCAACATCGCGGCGGGAACGCCCGCGCCGGCGAACCATTGCGCCGCGAACGCCTGCGCGGACAGGTAACCGGACAGCGAAAGCGCCGCATACGCCGTCGGGGACAGACCGATCACCGAACCGGACACCGCGAACTGCCGTTCGTGCCAGATGTCGTCGACGTCGACCGCTTGCCCGTCGACCTCATACGACACCACACCCGAGCGCACGCGGATCGTCACCGACGACGCGGGCAGCGGCTCCAGAACCGTCGGATAGTTCAGTCGGTCGCGCTGCTTGATCAGCGCAAACGTGTTACCGACGTCGTCGAGGTCGAACTGGGAGCTGTACAGCCATTCGGTGACGTCCATCCGGCCGTCCGGCATGGACAGCACCGGCGGGGTCGGCATCGTCGTGGACACGCCGTTGACGGTCTGCTTGCTCACATCCAGCGGCGTCGTCGACACCAGATCGGCGCGCAGCCGCTGGCACGCCCATTTCACGCTGGAGGTCAGCGAGTTGTCGCGGGTCACCGGCGCGGCCGACGCGGGCAGCCGTGACGGGATCAGGTCGGCGTAGGTGTCCATGTCGCGCCGGGCGCGGAAGAAGATGCTCAACGCTCCAGCCTCCACGATGCGGCGATCAGGGCGGCCCCGGCGACGACAAGCGCCGCGGGCCAGAACACGAATGCAATCCCGGCCACGATCAGCGCCGCGCCGAGCGCGTCGAGCACGGTGGTCAGCATTGAGGCTCCAAAGTCAGTAGACGGACGACAAAACGTCGTAGTCGGTGTTTCGTCGTTGCACGAACAGCGCGTAGGCGCCGGTCGCGGCCACCAGCGGCGCCGCATCGACATCAACTTGCGTTCTAGACCACGTCCAGGCGTCCACCTGCTGATGGCGCTTCGCAGCGGCCACCGACGAGTTGAGTCGCGGGTCCGAACGGTGCGCCAGCCCCCCGGTCATCACCGCGTCGAAGAACGACCCGCACATGCCGGCGAACTGCGCGGAGTTGACGGCCGCGAACTCGGTCTGCGCGTCGGCGCACACGCCGCGCAGCTCAGGCAGCAGCGACGCCGCCGGGCCACCCGAACGGCAACCCACCGCCAGGACGTCGTGGCGCTCGATCAGCTCGCCGACCCGCTCCGACACCCAGTCGGTGCCCTCACGGACCTCGGCGCACTCGACCTGCGGGACACCGGCACTGTTCGCGCCGCACACCCACACGAACGACTCGTCGCGTTTCATCGTCACCTCGACGGCCACCGCCACCGGGCCGACGATCGCGTCGTTACGCGCCAACGCCACCCACGCCGCCTCAGGGATCGGCCGCGGCTCGATCTCCGCGACCTGCTGGCACAACACCTCGGTGCGGAAGATCGGCTCAGGGTCGGTGGCCAGCGCCGCGGCGATGCTCTGCTCGGTGATCGTGTGGCCCAGCGCCGGGTTCGCGGCCATCCAGCCGTCCCGGTCGTCCAGGTCGCAACCCTCCGGCGCCGACCACTCAAAGAAGCCGATCGACGGGTCGCCGGCGTCCACCGTGGCCAGGCCCAGGGTGCGCAGATGGTTCAGCACCACCGACGACGCATCCCCGGCATTGCTCAGCGCCACGATCTGCGGACGCGGCCGGGCCATCGTCGTCTTCGTCACCGCCGCCCACGCATCCCAGGTGCGGTGCTCGCGGATCTCGTCGAGCAGCACCAGATCACCGGACAGGCCACGAGGGCCGCGGCGCGACGCCGCCGCCACCTTGTAGCGCTCACCGCCGGTCAGCCGCAGCGCCTTCTTGCCGTTGGTGCGTTCCACCGCGGCGATCTCGGCCAGCAGATCCGGCGTGCCCTCAGCCATCTCCACCGCGCCGGTCCACACCTCTTCGGCGACGTCCAGGTTCTGCGCGGTTCCGATCACCAGCGGCGAACGGTCCACGAACATGCGCCACAGGCTCAGCACCTGCGCCAGCGTCGACTTGCCGTTCTGCCGGGCCACCTGGATCAGCACCGTGCGGAACCGGAACGTCCCGTCGGGGTTCAGTTCGAGCATGTGTTCCAGCAGCCATCGCTGCCACGGCATCAACGTGATCCCGAGCACGTCGTCGGCGAACCGGACCGCCTCGAAGCCCAGCGACGTCGTCGGGGTCAGTTCGCGCAGCGGCGGGGTGAACAGCCGCGGGGTCTGCGAACCGAGCAGCGGCGCGGTCGCAACGGCGGTCATTGCACCGAACGCAGCGCGCGGATCTCAGCCAGACGACCCTTCGCCTCAGCCTCCACGCCGAGCGCCGCACGGTCGGCCGGGGTGCCGCCGATCGACTTCAACGTGTTCAGCAGATGCGGACCCAGCCATCCCAACGCCTTCTGCGCCTGGTCGTCAGTGCCGTTCGCCGCCCGCTCCTCGATCGCCTCGGCGTAGCGGATCGCCAGATCCACCGCAGCCCGATCCGACTCGGCCAGCCACGTCATGTTGCGCGTCGACGACCGCACCGCGGTCACCAGATTGCGCCTGCGAGCAGCCATCGACGGAACTCCAATGCAGGTAGGCCCCTTCGGGGAGAGAAAACTGGCAGG